CCTGTTATGGGTCTTTGGACAAGTTCCATCGGTATTATTGGTCTTGCTCTCAACCTTCGTGCTTATGACTTTGTTTCTCAAGAAATCAGAGCATCAGAAGACCCAGAGTTCGAAACCTTCTACACCAAGAACATTCTCTTGAATGAAGGACTTCGTGCTTGGTTGGCACCAGTAGACCAACCACATGAGAACTTTGTCTTCCCTGAAGAAGTTCTCCCTCGTGGTAACGCACTGTGAACCACTATCTTGTTTTTGTTTACGGTGTGTGTTTTTCTCTTATCGCAGGAGGTGCCTTTGCCTTGATGTGGTCTAATATCCGTGATATCAATAGAGTCATGGATCAACCCAAACCACGTCATCCCGAGGCACCAGATCCTGGTGAAGAGGTAATGTATGTTGATCTCTCTAAAGAAAAATTAGAGGACCTTTATAATCAAGACTGATGAAACTTATTCAACCCGATGATCCACAATACTTCTCACAGACTTCTGATGGTTTGTATGATCGACATCACTACAAAGTTGTAGGAAAGAATGGAGATAGTATTGTGGTTGACAACTGGCAAACTGCTCATGAGATATGGTGGAATCGAAAAGTATTCCTCTCACATATCGAAGTCCTGGATGTAAACAATCCACCACATAAGGCTCGTTCACAAAAGGGTTTTGGTTGACACCATTACATGAAGAATATATACTGAGAGGGTATACCCTCTTTTTTTATACTCTTTTTTCTTATGACTAAACTATTCGTTCTTCCCCTAATGGTTGCTACTATTGCATCCATCACGGGAGGCACTAGTGCTGAGGCAAAACCTAGAATGTTCCATGGCAATCCTGGTCCTGGTGGTAATCCTGGAACCCTTCATCGTCCAAGGAAACGTTGCACATTCAAGCGTCCATGCTCACCAATGCCCGAACTCAATGATTTTGACTTTGGAAGACCAATGCCAAGAGGTGGACTTCCTCATTTTGGTACTCCAATGCCTAGGGGTGGTCTTCGTCGCTGATCTGTGTTATATTAATATATAATATGACAAAAGATGAATCAAAGTCCTGGAGGGAGGATTACAAACAGTATACTAATGATCCAAGAGATCTAAAGGTCTTAGATGAGGGTGCCAAAAGTCTTGCACAGTCTTGGCACCTTCAGGCTATGCATAACAAGTGGAAAAAGATCAAGGGTATTAAAGATCCTGAACCTCCAAACTGTCAGTCATCATTCAAAGAGTGGAATAAATCCACAGAAATAAATGAACGATCAGAATGATCACAGTATTTTCCCCCCACTTCTGAATCAGGTGGGGGGATTCCTAATAGCACTAATCACAATCTCGATTCCATTCCTGATACTACTATGAACAACTTTGCAGTTTATTCAAAGATCGGTTGTCCCTATTGTACCAAAGTTATTGGTGCATTGCAACTTGCTGAGTTGAGATTTGTCGAGTATAAACTCGGTAGAGACTTTAACAAAGAAGGATTTTATGAGGAGTTTGGTAAGGGCGCAACCTTTCCACAAGTCCTCGTAGATGGTAAAAAGCTTGGTGGATGCATGGAAACTGTTAAATATCTCAGAGAAAATAAACTTGTCTGATGAAGGACGAACTCTACGACGTTGTAGAACATACAATAGATTACGCATTTCAAGGTAGATACATGTTAGACATGTATGAATATCTAAGGAGTAGTAAGGCCTCTAGAACAGTTGTAGAAGAGTTTCTGATGAGTTGTACTGCTACTGAGGTAAAGAACCTTGTACTCGATCTTGAGGGGTATCTGGAAGGTGGTAGTGACGACACTCATAAACAACTCCGTGAGGGTTACGGTCATCTCGGTAAACCAGAGGCAAGAAAAATAAAAAACTACCTAATGAAAATACTTGATGATGCGGAAAGATACCGACATGACAAAAGACCAGGAAGAAAACCAAGACTCTCTAAATAATGACAATGAATCTCCGAAGATGAATCGGGGATTCGAATTATTACTCAGAAATAAAAAGAGGAGGAAACCACCAAAGACTTTTCAGATAAGGTTTGGAAAGATGGTCTCCTTTTTCCGAAGAGAGTTCCATTTTTTCTTAGACATTCAGTTTGACATAAGAAAAAAGGAGGGCTAAGATGTTAGCAGTCACACTTACACTATCTTCGATCATCTCAATCATGTTTCTTTTGGTTGGAGGGGTCATCGGATATCTTTTAAAAGAGTATGTAATCGAGAGGAACTCAACACTTATCCCAACACATCCAGAAATGTTTGATGAAAATGGAATGATCATTCCAGACGACATTCTGGCAGTCAGGTTTGAAAATAACCTTGAAGACTTTGAGTCTGAGGATTGACACCCATCAATAAATATCTTACACTGAATTATTACCATGGCAACAAAATCTTTCACCGTGAAAACGAAATTACCACCCAACCCCTTTGTTCACGAAATCTTTGAGTTGGTTTCCAAACAAAGATCAAAGGCAAAGAAAGTTGAAGTCTTGAAAGAACAACGGTGTGATGCGATCACCGCTCTTCTTATTTGGAACTTTGATGATTCAGTCATCTCTCTTCTCCCTGAGGGTGAAGTCCCTTATGAGAAGAACGAAGTCCCTGTTGGTACAGACCACACATCCCTCCGTAAAGAGTGGAAGAATCTTTATCACTTTGTGAAAGGTGGTAATGATAGTTTGTCGAAGACTCGTAGAGAATCGATGTTCATTCAGATTCTTGAGGGTCTTCATCCTACTGAGGCTGACATTCTGTGTCTGGTGAAGGATAAGGCTCTTGCATCTCGATTCAAGATCAGTCGTGAAGTGGTTGAACAAGCTTATCCCGACATTCAGTGGGGTGGTCGGTCTTGAGTAAAGATATTAGATTCATTCATCAGGATTGTGATCCGTCTATGGCGGATGACAAAACTCTCCCCTATTCTGCATATCTGGTTGAGTATCTTCAAGACGGTGTGACCAAGTTTGATATTGTATCTGCCGCAAAGAAAGTTGATATCTTTGATCATTATTGGGATAATTATCGTCATGATTTCAAAAACATGACTCAGACAGAGGGTAGAATTAATCCTAAGATGTGGGGGAATTCAGAGAAGAAAAAGAAATGAGTAAAGGATTTGATGTAAATTTTGAGGGGATTGACATGAACCCAGATATGGTTCAGTCAATTCTTAAAAAATACAAGAAAATTAAGAAGTACCAAAGGTCAAACATCTTTGAGGTCAAGACGATGGACGGTACAGAGGACATCGTTTCTGAGATGATTAAAGAGGGTGAAGAATACGGATCACTTGACTAAATAATTGTAATGGTCTATACTAGACCTACGTTCAACCCACTCAGTGGGTCGCAAGTAAGTCGCGGAACGGAGCGTTCATCCCATGATTGAACTACTACTTTATTCAGGTATACTCTGTGCAGATGCTGATGCTATTGTTCTTCGGATTCAAAAGCATGAGACTCTTAAACCAGAGTGGAAACTTGAACTGGTCGAGACCGTAAAGGAATCTACACCAGAATGTCCATGGGACGCAAACGACTAAAGGAACGGGCCTAAAAATCCAACTACTTTAGGAGTAAGACAAATGAACACCTTAAATCTCATCAAGAAGCAAATCGAGAAGGCATCTGCTCTTCACGATGCTCAGATTACTCACACTTCATATCGTGGTGTTGAGTATACCTGCAAGCAGGATGGTCAGGAAGTACATGGTACTTTTTGCTATCGTGGTCGCTCGTATGTAAAGTGAAATGGAAGCACTACAAATCGCTGGGATCGTATCCCTAAGTTCTGTAGCATTCCTTTCACTGATATACGGAGAGATTAAAGTTCTTTCCAAATAAACACAGAGGGGTTGATCCCCTCTTTTTTTATGGTATAATATCTGGACAACAACATCTATTGTTATGGAGAAAGACAATCTTAAGTTAATCATTAGAAACCTCAGACTTCTTCTTGACGCATTGGAGTCGGAGGTGTATTCTGATCCTGAAGCATATGTAAAGACGGAGGAAACACTTCCTCCTCTCCCTGACTATGATGAGGTATTCGAAGATGACGAATGAGGACTGGAGGTACACGGAGGAGAGGATGAAACTCCGTGAACAATGTCTTAAAGTTTTGTTAAATAGGTATGGTAGTGGTCGTATAAACGAAACATCATATTCTACGAAAGACATTTATGAGTGTGTTGACACTTGGATTTCTCAGGGAAACAAGTTAAGTAATGGAATTGTTGCATACTTCAACGCATATTTCAATCATGGTCAAAAAATTCAAGACAAAAAAAGCAATTAAATACATCCTTAAACATCCTGAACTTTTCACTGAAGGAG